GCAAGTGCTACGTTAGCTTCCACTGGTTCGTTCAGTGCTGGTCTAACAGCGTCAGTCAACCGAGCACTCGACTCGTGCGTTGTATCGTCAACTGGTACAGTCGCAAACGGTGCTACTGGTTCGCTATCTGTTCAACTTGCTTCGGCAACTTTGGTCAGTGGTAATGTTGCTCTGGGTGGCTTTAGGCTGAATGTTGCGGGTGAATGGAAAGATGCGATGGCATTTGTTAAAGTAACCGGCACTTGGAAGAACGCAACACCTTATGTCAAAGTCAGCGGGGTCTGGAAGTAAACTATGCCAATCGTAACCTATACCAACTCAAATACTGGCACGATAGTAGATTGCTTTCCAGTCGCTGGCTCGCTTGCGAACTGGGCAACGCAAAAGGTAAGACTTACCGAAGGAACCGCACCGAACACAGGACGCTGGACAGGTGATTTATTCGCAGGCAACTGGGCTGTGTTCGAAGGCGGGACGACTCCAAGCAGTTTCTCGGCTAGCGTTGGTACGTTCTTTGTCGAAGCGATATCGGATAGCCAAATCACGTTGCTTGACCCTGCGTGCGGTGAGGGTGTCAACCTGTCTCACACTTCGCTGGTGAGGGACTTTACGATATTCCAGGGTGCTTATTGGGAGTCGGTGCCGATATCGTTCGTCGATACGGCTGGAGTCTATGTGGACTTAAGCCAAGTCGTGTTCCGTGGACAAGCTAGACGAGACTTGGGTCCGTCCACTGGTATTGCTTACTCGTTTACGTTTACGGTGAGTATCGCAGACCCGAATAAGCACACGGTTGTCGTCTCGCTTGCTGCAACAACGACGGACGCACTTACGGTCGGCAAAACGGTAAAGGACAAGGACTCGATTTTCTACTACGACTGGGAGATGGTGGACACGCTTGGTCGTCCGCACCGCTTCATGAAAGGTCGTAACTTCATAGACAGGAACGCAACGCGATGAGTTTTGTAGAAGGTGAAATAACGGTCGAGTTCGGTGGTACTGTCGGTCCTGCTGGACCTGCGGGTAACGCGGTGCCGATCGCAGCGGGTACGGTGCTTGCGAATCCTAGCGGGGTGCTTGCAAATCCTGTCGGGGTGGATGCGGCTGGGATGAGGACGTTGATAGGTTTGGGGTCCGTGGATAATACAGCAGATACGGCAAAACCTGTTTCCACTGCGACGCAAACGGCTATTAACGCAATCAATGACGTAAATGTCTTTCCATCTTTTTTTGATGTGACTGGCGTAAAAGCAGGCGACCTCGTTATTATCGAGGGGGATAAGGTTTATAGAGCGACAGGCCCTTCATCTTTCGTGGCGGTTCTTGCTGATCCGACTAGCCACACCCACAACACATCGGGTATCGTTGACAATGCCGTTACCTACGCAAAAATGCAAGACGTATCGGCAGCAAGCAGGCTAATCGGTAGAGGTTCCGCTAGCGGTGCAGGAGATCCACAGGAGATAACTTTTGGTAGCGGTCTAGCGATGAGTGGGACAGTTCTCTCGGTATCTGTTTCGGGATCACCACCCGCTTCTGCTTCTGCTACTGGAACTGCTGGAACGATTATAGCAGATGCCAGTTATATTTACATCTGCACGGCGACAAACACATGGAAGCGAGTAGCGATAGCAACATGGTAACGCCCCACGCCAAAAGGTACTTACAACAGCATTCAAAGTCTATCGCGAGATTAAATGATGGCAAATTTTTATAATGTCGGCAGTCAAATGACAGTTACTTACGAAAGGCTTAAAGAAAGAGTTGGGCATTATTTGTTTGGCATCAGGAATGAATTTTCTGAAGACCAAGCATTGGACGTAGACGACTGCATTATGGATGGACTCCAGAGAGTTTACGCCTCGCATGATTGGTCGTTTTTTCGTCCCGTGGTTGATGTAACAACAACGGCTCCATATTCCACGGGAACAATTGCAGTTAACGCTGGTGTCGTGACTTTAACTGGTGGCACATTTCCGTCTTGGGTCGCTGATGGAATCCTGAAGATAAACAGCCGTTCTTACGCTGTGGCTGCCAGGACTGGGAACGCTACAGTAAGAATTGGTGATACTTCCCTTGTTGTCGCAGCAGGCGCTGAATACCAGCTTGGCAGACCAGAAGTTCCTGTGCCTTGCGGGTTCGAGTCAGTCGCAAATGATAGCGAATTGGCTTACTACCCAGACGACAATGCGTATTATCCTGCAGTAGTGCACCGTGGCGACCAGGCTATTCGCAAGCTCGAGCAAAGCGGTCAAATATTTGATAGACCCGTTTATTACTCTGTTCGCACTGTTGAGTTTTGCCCTACAGTCGGCAGTCGTAGAGTTTTGGCGTTTTTTCCGACGCCTGATAAAGCGTACACTATGCGGGTTCCAATGTTTTTGCGTCCAGTAATGCTAACCGCCGACGACCAGCAGCCAGTTGGCGGTGAAGTCTTGTCCCAGGTTATCCTGGAAGCGTGCCTAGCTAGCGCGGAGCACAATTTTGAGGAGCGGGAGCATATTCACGAAAAGCGATTTATGGAAATGATTACGCTGTCTATTCGCAACGATTTGGAACGAAGTTGCCCGTCTACGCTTGGTCATGACGCCCCTAAGGGAAATTATGGCAAGAATAGCGTTTTCGGGTATGATTATCGGACGCGAGAACAACGCATCGGCAGATTAACTTTGGACGGAGATGGATTATGACAAGTGCAAAATACAGTGTTTCGATACCGTCTATAGCAGTTGGGACCACCGTCGCTGCAAGTGATGCGATTGCGTTCGGCGATTTCGAGACAGGAATGGTTTATATCCCTGCTGGTTCTTCAATAACTACATTGACGTGGCACGCTAGCGTCGCACAGGATGGAACGTACTTGGCGGCAGAGGACGCTTCAAGCGCGGCAGTGACGCAAACTGTTGCTGCAAGCCAGGCGCATCCGATACCAGCGGCGTTAATGGGCGCTAGGTTTCTAAAGATTACTGGCAATGCTGCTGGTGTGGTTGGCGTTACTCTTAAAGACTGATTTATTTTCGAAAGGGTTAATTGATATGGAACATCGTATTCTAAACGTTTTGCTAGAAGCTTTTTCTAGTGGTGGTCCTGGTTTAGTTCCTTTGACCGCGACAGCTGCAGGGGTGAACATTCCAGATGAAAGGCTGTACGTGTTTATTGTTCCGACATGGGGAGCAGTAGACAACATACTAATCCTTCCTCCTCCTGTTCCTGGTAGGATTGTCGTTATTGCAGGTGCTGCTACTGGTGGCGAACTACGGTCAAGTGCTCCTGCGACAATTGGTATCAATGGTGGGACAGGTGCCAATGTCGAATCTGCGGTTGCAGCGAACCAAATGGTCATTGCTATCTGTGAGAGCGCAACATCCTGGAAGGCGTTCGTAATAGGCAGCACTGGAACGACAGCTGGGCTTGAAGCTGCTGCGTAGTTTTCTTCATGACGACCAAAGAGCTGCAGTTTCCATCGGGAATAAACCGTCGCTTATCTTTTCGACAGCAAGCTGGGCGAAGAGATAGGTACTTTTCGCCTTACGCAATGAACGTAAGGATGGAGGATACTTTCGGTCGCTTGAGAGGTGGTTCTTGGACTCCTGCGGCAGCTGCCGTAACTGTAGGGGTCGTGCATTCTGGCGGTTATGTAGTTGCGACTCCTGGAGGCGCTGCGCCTGGCAATAGCAGCAACCGAGATTGTATTTACCGAGATAGGTTCGTTCGTCCTGTTAGTCAAGCTATCTTTGCAAGTCGGCAAGGAGCATACGCTGATTGGGCGATGAGCGCCGACATAAGCGATGTTGGTCGCCCGTTTGTAATGCAGTTGTCCGAAGCTGGCGAACTAGGCGGCAATATCACCGCGATGGTTCCTCATAAGGATGCGTACATGCTTGCATCAACCAGCGGTTCTCTATGGACTGTTCAAGGCGATCCAGTTGCCGATGGTGGGCTGAGAAACATTTCGCGTGATGTCGGAATGGTCGGTGCAAGAGCTTGGTGTCGCGACCATCTCGACAGGTATTACTTCCTTTCTTCGCATGGACTGTATACGGTTGGGGCGAGCGGTGATGGACTGCAAGCAGTATCTGAGGATGTTATTCCTGAAGAGCTAACTGGAGTTTCGGATGTTGACACGGTTCTTGAGTACGACCATGAAACTCGCGGAGTGTACATTCACATTCCAGATGAGGTGTCTTGGTTGTACGACACAGAGCGGCAAGGGTTCTGGCCGTTCACTGTTGGGTACACTGGGTCGCATGTTGCTATAGGTCCATTGCTCCTTGGTGACGGGAATACGATTGGTCGACTTAAGCAACTCCATGGAATCACAGCTAACGGAAGCGTAGACATTACTTGGCGAGTTCTTGTAGCTGACACGGCTGAGCAGGTTAGCGTCAATGCGAAGGCTGCTATTGTCGCTTTGATTGACGGAGACGATGCTTCAAATGTTCACAGTACGGGAGTTTGGACGGCTGGAATAAATCACAGGAGCTTTCCTCGGTCGAGAGGTCAGTACACGATTCTGTTGTTGTCTGCGGAAAGCGGCAACTGGGCTTGGGAAGGTGCGTCGATAGTAATAGAGCCATCAGGAAAGTGGAGGTAGTAAAATGCCGATAGAAGTACCAGAAATACCAGAAGTACCATATCAGTTTCCAAGACAGGATGAGATATACTACCCCGACGTCGCCAACCCAATTCTCGGTGTAGTTTGGAACACGCAAACTATTACGCGAGTCCCAGAGAATGTCATGGGGTGGCTTGTTGCGCAAGGGTATCAAGTTACTGGTATCACTCAAGACACAACGACAGTCCCGCCAACTAATTACTTCTCGCTTACAAAGGAGGAGGTAGACCCACAGCAAACGCTACTGAGTGTTTGCAATGCCTACACTTCTGCCGTAAATAACGCGAGGGACGCAAATGAGCATCGGTACAATCAGGTAGTTACCAGCTGGTCGCAAATGGTCAGCACCTCGCAAGAGCAGTTTAATAAACAGGTAGAGCAGCAGAATGAGCAAGCTGGGATATTTTTTACTGACTTAGATAGCTACATGACTGCTATCGAAACGTTAATCGCAGATAACCAGTCGGAGTTTGCATTAGACGCATCGGAAGCAAAAGTCTCGCTGGTGGTAATGGACTCGCGATTGACTGAGCTGGAAGACAATGCGGCGGATAGCGCAGTTATCATCACCAATTTGTTGACTGAGCAAGAAAATAACCTGCAGGCATACATCTCCAGCTACGATGCTCGACTTGCTGAATTGCAGAATAATGTTACCGACCATATAGCCACAGTGCTTGCTGACGTGAATTCGCTTGAAGCAGTGCTTGAGTCTCACGTCGCAGACTATGCGCAGCAGTTCGATTTGCTAGTTTCGAATTACAATAATCACGTAGTGGATATTGACGCCTTGCTGGCAAACGTAGCTAGCAACGTTACAACCTACGTTACGGATGTTGCTACAATTTTGACTGCGTTAGACAGCGACTACCAGGCTGTATCGACAGATCTTGGTGCAATCAGGACAACCGCTGGAAACTTGGTTGATGCGCATGTGCTTGATTATAACGCAGTCTTGGCTTTGCTAAGCAGCGACTACACAACACAGGCGTCGACAATTAGAGCTGTTGTGAATTTCCTGTTTCCAGACTACGCGGCACACGCAACGGTCACCAGAAATATCACTGGTACGCTGGAGAGCGACTACCTATTGCACAGTCCAGCAGCCACGGCTTTTCTGGATGACCTCGGGTCTACGGAGCGTGCCAGGATAAACGAGCAAGCTGCCG